ATACTTATAGACTTGTTTATAGTCTTTTGCCTCATCCATTGTAGTACCATTATTTTCTTTTGCATAGAGTTCATTGATTGCTCTACGGGCTACTGGTGGTAGCTTATTGAATCTCATCTTATTGACACGATCTCTATCTTCACTAGTCATCTTAGCCTGTGTAATATCACGAGCCATACCCAATGTCTCTTGCATATTTGTAGCTACAGCTAAACGCTTCTGGTCTAGTGTATATCCCTTGTACCTTTCGCTATCTAGCAAGGTATTCAATCGTCTTTCAACAAAAGGTACAGACTCTTTAATAAAGGCACGGTCATAGACCTTGTCACCAGTGCTACCAAAGAATGCATAGGGATCTAGGTTCAAGGCTACAAACTCACGCTCAATCCGTGGTCTTTCGGGTGTAACACGTACACCTGTTAAGGTATTAAAGAATTCACCTGCACGTACTGGAGCTTTATTTGAGAAGTAAGGTTGGAACTCTGGTAAATCTTCTTTAAGTTCAGGTAACTTAGCCATGACACGTTGTACTGCTGTCTGAGTAAATAAGTTATCTCCCTCTACTACATTAGGATCACGGGCAATCTGACCCTCTTGATCAAACAGATCTAGGAATTCAAACACTGGTTTGCCGGGCGTAGTAAAGCGACCAAAAAAATCCCCTATGACACGACCTAATGCCTTAGATACTTTGTCTGCTTCCTTACCTTCTGCACCTGCAATAAACTGAGGTATCTGGTCTAACAAATATCCCTGTGTACCAGCAGGCATTTTCATACCAGCAATTGATGCAGCTAGTTCTGTAAGCTTAGCGTCCTCTGGTCTACCTAACTTTTGCTTAGCAATAAAGTCACCTACTGCTAGGTATGGGGCAATCGGGAATATGGCACGAATGTCTACAGTACTTCCATCTTCACCAGTGACGTTGTACCATTCACTGCTTTGATTCTCTAGACGATATTTATAGGCAGCATAAATTGCAGCCATACCAACAGTACCTCGACTAAGTTTCCCAAGTCCTTGATTTAATTGAGCTAATCCACCATCTTCATCTTTAGCCATACGTCTTGCACCATTGGCAATATCACCCATACCCGATGCTGCACCGAAAGGTGAGTACCGATATTGGAATGCCATAGCATTGGACATGAACCTTGGGAAAGTTACAATCAAAGAACCACCGGGCATCTTCTCAAAGATATTAACAAAGTTATGTGCCAACCCCTCTGAAATCGCTTCAACGCCCTTCTGCTTCGCTGCCTGTTGTTTTGGCATGTAGGAGAAGGTTGCCTTCAAAGTCTCGTCTGTGGCGTTTTTAAGCACGTCTACGGGGATTGTTTTATTGTTGGCTAGGAGGTCATACATATCAATGCCAACACGTCTTAGCTGACGTTCTACTGTAGATGCAAAGATAGCCCGTCTAAAGAATACGTCTTGGGCTACGTTAAGGGTATTAACTACTCTAGCTACCTTACTTAAGTCTGCCTTATTACTTTCTTGCAGTGCACTAAACAATTGATTCTGTAGTCTAGGGTTATCCTTAAGCAAGAGGTCTACTGTTTCAGCGGTAAGCCCAGCATTTGACATGTGACCAAAGGTAGCAAAGGCATCCTTAACCGTATCGACTAAGCCTCTAGATACATCTCCTTTATTGTAAGTACCAGTAGCCATACCAGTCAGGGCTTTACCTGTGGTATATAGAGTACCTTCCATTAACTTAGAGGCAGCATCAAAGGTCATGGCAGTACCTGTACCCATGACGTTACGTACTGTAGTACCAATACCCGATACCACGATAGCCTTGGACTCACGCTCTAATCTATTGATTGCACGTAGGGTATTGCCCATCATAGATACAGCTTCATGGTCCCTGCCGTACATATCATTAATAAGCTTCTGTGCCTCCGGGTCTATCTGTTTTACTTTATTTAAAGTACGAGCTAAGGCAGAATATCCTTGCATGATATTACCTGCGTCAGCTACAGTAGTACGGGTAGCTTGAGCAAAGTCTACTGGGGTTAGATTAGCTTTCTTTAATGCAGCATCAATGACATCATTGTCAATGTTATCCATAGACATAAAGACATTCTTAACTGCATCACTTACCTTTTGTCCTTGTGCGGGACGATACTCAGGGGCAAGCAGCATAACATACTTAGCTACATCAATAGCCTTGCGATTAATGTCTGTACGGATTTGTGCCTGAGTTAAATCTGTTGGGGCTGAGACTGCATCCAAAGTCTTACGACCTTCAAAGATATCAAACTCATTGAGTAGATCTTCTTGGGACTTATCGAATGCTTTATTAAGTTCAGTGGTAGCAGGATCATCTTTAACCTGCTTCTTACCCTGTAGCTTATCTGCTAGTTCTTGCTTGCTGGTTTTAATTGGCTTAGTACCGACTGCTGTAATAGCTTCTAATGAACCACCAAAAGCACTAAGACCTGCAGCAAGAGCCAATTGACCATAGCTAAACTCTTCTTGTACACCTGTCTTCATGCGAATATCTTGACTGATTACGTCTTGACCAGCACCAATAACTGTTTCAGCACCACCAGCAATAGCTGCAGTTTTTGCTTTAGTACTTATTGCATTCTTAATAGCTTGTCTAGCTACGGCATATCTAGCAGTAGCACCAATACCAGCACTAAGAATATTAGTAGGCTCAGATACAGCAGATAGTAAAGCCTCACCAAAAGGTCTAGCCCCCGGTTGCCCACCCTTCTCATACCATGCAGGTATCTTATCGTATAGATTGTGTGCACGAGAAGCTTTAACAACTTCTTCTGGCTTGGCATTATTAATCCAGTTTAATTCAGGGATAGCATTAAGAGAAGTATTCCATTCGACCTGACGCATTGCTGTCATGAATCGTTTGGCATAGTCTTCGTCAGACTCACCCTTCTTTTGCTTACCTGATTCACCAAAGCGTACTTCACCGTACTCTTTAATTACTTTAAGATTCTCAGGATCTTTATACAAAGACTCAAAGGGAATCTGTTCTTCCTTCTTGATTCTCTGTACTTGCTGATCTAATGGTTTCTTATTTACAATAGGCAAATCAAACTCTGAGGCTGGCGGCTGCTCTTCAGGAGTTTGAGTTAATGCTGTAGTTTGTGCAACAGCAGGACTAACAGGTTTCTTAGGTAGTCCAACTATTGGCAAGTCAAATTCACTAGCCATCTTTATCCTTTATTATTGCCAGCCTGAACCATTCCAAATTTTTACAGATCCATCAGCAGCTTTATATGACTTCCCTGCTACTAATTTAGATCCATCCAATTTACCATCTCTAGTTTTTGGAAGAGGTAATACTTCTGTGCTTTGTGCTGCAGCTGGTTTAGCTGGGGCTGCAGGTGCCTCTGTTGCTGGTTTCTTCTCGCCCTCAGCAGGAGCTACAGTTTTCCATGATACTACCTTACCTTTTTCTATATTGGCATATGGCAATAATGCATCTTGTGAATTTCTTCCACCAATAATGTTACCTTCGTTGTCTAAGATACCCATTGCAATTGCTTGGTTTCTAACTACTTTATTCTTTTGATCTTGGAACTCTCTAATAGAAGCAGCATCACCGACTATAGGTACATAATCATTTGCTTCTGGATTAAATCTTACAGTGCCTTTAACTAACAAAGGCTCTAATCCAACACGCAAGGATTGATTAAACACAGAATTAATTTGTGCTGTAGTTCTTTCCTTTCCTTCGCCTTCCTTGAACTTAGATTCAATAATAGCGTTTGCAGCTAACTTATCCATTAAGACTTTACCTTTGCCAGTCTTAGTATCGCCACCATTTGCAACGATATCTCTTAACTGAGCCTGAACACTAGCGAGTGTATCTGGTTTCTTAAACTGTGAGAAGTCTACTGTGCCTTGAACCATGGCTTCTGTCTGTGATACTCCTTTAGCAGTAGCTCTAACTTCTCTTAATGACTTACCTGTAGATGCTTCAAACTCTGCTTGTGCTTGAGCCATAGCAGGCGATTCAAGTCCAAATGCTCCACGTACTACTTTCTGTGGTGCCTCTGGCATCCCCATAGGGATAGAAGTACTCTGCTTAATAAATTCTTCTGGGGTAATGTCTGTTTTACCTTTAGTTACGGTATACAGTTTAGCGAAATCAATTTGATCTAACCCATCTTCATTAGCTTTTAACTGTTCAGTAACACGCTTAGCTACAGCAGGATTCTGTAATAGCCCTACTACTTGTGCTGGAGTAAAGCCTGTATTGTTAGCACCACGATAGTTAGATAGTACGTCAGCAGTAGCTTTCATCTCATCACGTTTAGTACGTAACTTCTCTGTCTGCTCATCTGCTTGTTTCTGTAGAGCATCAAACTCACGCAAGGCAGCTTGACGAATCTCTTTATTCCGCTTTTCAATAGAACTGGCTGCACCTTCCGAGGCACCAGCAATAAATGCACCTAGATCAAATGCCATAATTATTCCACCATATCTTGAGGTTTAGCCATCAATCCTTTTGGCTGTTCTGTTGGTTCTACTTTAGGTTGTACTCTTTCTTTTTTTAATTCTTGTACAGCTAGACGAGCTTGTCTACGGCTTACAACATTCTCTTTAAATACTTCGTCAATTGTTTCTACATACGACACATCATGCATATCTGCTACAGACATGAGTAGTTCTTCAACAACAGGCAATACAAGGATACCTACGTCAATGGTATGGTAGCCTTCCATGACGCTAGTCTTCATGAGAATATTAGCAATGTTACGGATAGGTAAACCAGATTCAATGATGTCTAATACCTGATCATAATTTTCAGGGGTGCCTAAGATACGTCTTGTATAGAACTCCATGGCATCTTCTACAGATACTAAGTTAGGAGGATTCTCCCATGGGCGATTGCCCGGCTCACTGGTGAGTGACATACCGGGAATCGGAGCATTGACAAACGCTGCATCTGCTGGCATTATTTCTTACCCCTTTTCATTTTTAATTCTTTTCTCTTTTGGCGTAAGGCATATACAAACTCACCAATATTAGAAATCATATCTTGTTGTTGCTTGACTTCTTTATTCATAGTTTTAGGTGCAAGCAATCCACGAGCAGAATCTAGTTCAGTCTTAGAACTTTCTTTCTTGCTAATGTATTCCTCTATTTTCTTTTTATAAATGTCTACGCTCATTTGTATATCGCCTTAATTAAATTAGCCTGCTAATAACTCTGGACCTGTATCAAATAATCCACCAGCCCAGTCAATTAACTCACCAGCTTTATCGTAACCCCAGTTAAAGATCTCACCGAATACCTTAGCACCAGATGTACCACTTAGGATAGTGGCTGCAGATGAACCAATGGTCTTAGTAATCTCAGCATCCTTAGCCATGGTTGCAGCTAATATTGTAGCATTTGAGGAGATCTCTTGACGGGTAACTTGATTAACACGATCAGCTGCATTCTCAGCAGACTTCCACGAATACTCAATCTCATCACGGAACTGTTGCCACATATTGTTATACTCAACCATAGTAACTTCCATAGCCTTAGTAGCATTGAACTCATTGGCACGATTGATAGCTGCTGTGTTAGCTGTAGAAATCTCTCTACGCCACTGAGCATTAGACTGGTCAATGACTAGACGATTCTGGGCATTGAACTGGTCACGCTGATTCTGTACTTCAGTATTAAACTTAGATACAGTGTTAGCCTGATCGGTATTAAACTGTGCCATAGCATTTGATTGCTGGACATTAAACTGCTTTACCTGTGCAGTCAGATTAGAAAAGAATTGATCTGCTTGGTTTTGACTAGAAGCATTAAACTGTCTAGATGCATTAACTGCAGCTTGATCTGTTAGGATAGACTGTATATTAGATTGAGCCTTGAACATCTCTGTCTGTTGCTCATTCTGTAGGTTAGTCATATCCATCTGCAAGAATGTCTGAGCATTCACTACGGCAGCTTGCTGTCTGTTATTTAAGTTAGCTGTCTCTAAGTTAGCAATCTGAGCAGCTTCAGCCATGGTAAGAGCTTGTCTGTTATTCAGATTAGCCAAGTCCATTGTCTGTGCTAGACGTGCATTCTCTAAGGCTACCTGTTGCTGTGCAGTAAAGTTCATGTTAGCAATGTCAGCTACACGAGCAGCATTAACTACACGGGTTTGGAACCCTTGATCAAACTCTTGACCTAAGAACTGGGCACGTTGCTGTGCAGTTAATACAGCTACCTGCTGACGATTGGATAAGTTCTGCATACCCATCTGCTGGAACACTTGAGCATCAGCACTAGCGATAGGCACAGCAGCCTCTAGGGTAGCTTGAATAATAGCTTGACCTGCTAAGCTAGATGCACCTAAACCACGAGCAGCCATCTGTGCTGTAGCATTACGTAAGGATGCAGCAGCCCATGATGGAGGATTACCCGATTCAAAGCCAGCAGTTAATTTAGCTAACTGCCCTTGAACTGTCATATCTTCTGTAACTACACCTTGAGCAGCTTCTGCTTTAGTTAGGGTATCTTCTACCTTAGCCATGTCCACAGCAGGACCACTGACCATTTCACCGACTTGTTCACCACGTACAGGTGCACCAGTTACTTGTCTGGTTAAACCTTGAGCAGCATCTAACTGACCAACAGCAGTCTCAGTAGGCGTAGCCTGTGCAGCTTGTACTTGGGCTTGCTGTGATACAGTGCCCTGTGCAGGTTTAACTGCAGCAGTTGCTTGTTGTACTGCAGGTGCAGCTTGTACAGCCTCCATAGTAGCTGTAGGGGTTACAGTGGGAGCAGTTGTAGTGGCTGCAGTAATAGGTGCAGCAGCAGTAGCTTGGGCTGCTTGTGTTGGGGCTAACTCAGTAGCAAGTGTCTGACCAGCTTGAACTGCCTGCAATGCAGGTGCTACTTGAGCAGCTTGGGGTTGAACTGGCATATTAGTTACAGCATTAGTAGTGGTTGTACCTGCTGGGGTTTGAGGCGGTGTATTCGTATAGTTAGTTACACCCGCTTCTCGTGCTGCTAGGGGGCTGCCATATACTGTGCCGTCTGGACCATATACTAATTGTTGGGTAGAAGCCTCTAAAAGATTGTCTGAAGTTGTATTAATTGGCTCTCCAGTTATTTTATTAACTGCAACTGGCTCAATTGTTCCCCCTTCAGCCATCTTAACCATACCACCACGAGCCATAAACTTATCTGTAATCAAACCAAACTTCCTAGCATCATTAGGACTAGACTTTAGATACTCATCGAACATTTGCATAGGACCATCATAGCCCATCCTACGAGCGATTACTTCCCGTTGTTTTTCTGTAAATGTTTTATCTGCCATATTATGCAACCCTTACTTATAATTGATTATCATGAAAGGTATAACGCTCTTTCATCTTTTCGTCTAGTGGTAAGACCTTTTAATTCTTTACCACCTGCCTTATTCCACTTTAAGAATTCATCGGCAGCTGCTTCGTATTCACCTCGGTTATGCTTCATCCGAAGGGTAGAATTTTGGAGATTACCAAGTCCAACATTAAAGGCGAATGATACAAGTGCACCAAAGCGACCAGTATTAAGACCAGTAGGACACAGTCTTCGTACACCACTTTCAAATCTTTCCAAATCTTTAGCAAGAATTTCATTGACCTCATCCCCACTTAATATTCTATCCCAACCTGCAGGGATTGGCAATGCTTTTCTTTCTGCCAATGGTACCCTAGCATGGTTAGGATCTATTACATGACCTACCCCGACAGTCCATAAAAGTGCAGGGCATTGGTATGGTTTTGTCTTAAAACCTTCATGATGAATTATCATGTCTAAGACTTTTTTATCAATCATTTCTTAGCGAATGCTTGGGTACCAAACCAGAAGGCAATAATCGAGGCAAGGATTTGCATCTCATCGGCATCAAATACCATAGGGATAGCTTCTACAAATGCTACTCCGCTAGACCATGCCCACATAATAGATGCTATATCTACAATGATAAGTAATAATACAAATAGGTAAGTAACTACAGGACGTACAGAAGCCCGTAGATTAATGATCCATTGGCTTGCACCCTTACCAATCTCAATGTCATGTTGGTACATAGCTGTACGTTCTTGTGCCTGCGTTTGCATCTGCACTTGATCTGTACGAATCTCCTCGACCCTAGCTTGTGCTGCATAGCCACGCTCTAGCATCTGAAGTTCTCGTTCTGTTTGCATACGAGCAAGCTCTAGTTCATGTGACTTATCAGACTTGTCTTGGAAGAAGTCTAGTAGTTTAGGCAGTCCACCCATTAGGAAGGACAAAGCAGTTGATATTAGTGTGAACATTATTTACCCTTTATGACCCCAAGTAAGGTACCAAGCAATGATTGCAGCCACTGCATAGCACACGAACATTGCTCTACGACTCTTTTCCAAATCTTGTTTAAACTCTCGACTAAGTTCATTGTCCTGTTTCTCTATCTTTTGTTTAATGGATTCGATTTCACCCCAGCGTTTACTGCCATGCCTCCTAATGAAATCAGCTTTTACTTTTGCTTCTTCAATACGAATGGTTTCTTGTCGTTGCCATTCCATCATTGCTCGTTTAAAGTATTGCTCTTTAAAGACCTGTGCTTCTCTTATCTGTCTTTTACGCTCTAGATCTTTCTGCTGGGCTGCTGATGCAGCTTCCTTCTGTACATCGGTAATACTCTTTGTAATAGAATGACTAGCCTGTCGGCTGGCATCCATACTACTTGTTACAGACTTTGCTCCTTCTATAAATCCGAATTGATCTGACATACATAGGCTTACTTTCTAAATATTAAATCAGCCATCCATGCTACAAAGCCACCAAATACTGAGGCAGCACCCATGATCGCCCACAAGGAACCCTTAGATCTTTCAGCCATCATGACAAGCTTCTTAATGTCAGCTTCCATAATGTCAATCTTCTTCTCCATGGTTTCTACTTGGGCTACAAGTTTCCCATATTTATAGGGGTCTAAGAAATCTTCACTCATAACATTCTTTGTGCTTGTTCAGCCTTAAATGTTTCGTATGCTTGGCGAACTTCTGGTGTCCATGCGGCATTGCAAATATTTTGAACTTTTTGCTCTTGACCGCTAATGTCATCGTCTGGAGTTAATACCCAGCGATGGAATGTACGGGAAACCTGCTTTCCATCTTTTTCGATAACAGTAGATTGACGAACTTGAATGTTCCAATCGCCTTGCATTTCAATTCGGTCAATTTCAATTTTTTCTGTTAATGCCATTTTTAATCCTTTAGTGTCCGACCAACAAGTCCATGTTGGTTAATTAATCTGTAAAATATGTAATTGTTCCAATAACTGCCGCAGATTCATTAACGCATTGTTGAGCAGCCCATCCAGCATCATCTGAAGAGCCATACATCATAAAATAAGTGCTTGCCTGATTGCAGTACAAAACTATGCTTGTGCCACCTGTCCAATTAAGACCATTCGTCATTAAAGTTCCCGTAATATTTATGTTTGATACATTTTTTACAGTAAATGGAATGCCACCAAATCTTAAAGCGCCTGTTCCAGTTAGTGAAGTCCAGTCAACATAAAAACTTGCAGTTACTTGATTGCCAATTTTTGTATAAAAACCAGCTCTATCGGCATACGTAGTTGTACCAGTGGTACTTGAACCAAAAGCGGTTGGTGTCCAAGTACCTTCCTCATAGTCATCCAATGTATTTGCATCAGAGCTTGGTACTTGTGTTGCTGGGAATGTAATACCGCTTAGGTTAGCAAACCCTGTAGGTCCAACCATTGCGCCTTGTACTTGTGTTAATGCCATTATGCAACTCCTTCATCTGCGGGTTCTGGGGTATTACCCTCGGCTAACCATGCTAGGTATTGTTGGTAGTCTGTGTTGTCAGGGTCGAATGGAATTGCTGCACCATCTTCTAATCGTATAACTGACCTTGCAGGATTTCCATTCCATGAGTTTGGACATAATTTGTACATTTATAACTCCGCAGAAAAAGATAAGAAACCAGCCACATTGTTTTTGTTTTGAACATATACTGGTGCATCAGCAGAACCAGAAGAAGCAAATCCATAAATGATTGAACAAGAGCTATACCCAGCTTGTATTGATGTCAATGTACAGTCAGTGGAATAAGACCTAAAGTTACTTACTTGTAAATTAGAAATAGCTGCGGTTGGTTCTGAACGCATTGTTTGTAAATATGGCGTATAAACATACGCATAAGTAGTCCCTTGTTGTGCGCCAACACCATAAGTAACTTCACCGCCAGTACCATCATAAGTAAGTTTTTGATAATAGCGTTGGCAAAGGTTTAATTCTGTACCATAAGAACGGAAGTCGAAGTTAGTGGCTGTTGTGCCAACCTCGAACTGGACTCCAGTAATGTAGAAGGTGGCTCCGTTTGTTCCTACTACGGATGTTGCACCTGTGGCTGATATAAAGTTACTTCCAGCCCAAGCACCAGCAGTTCCACTAAATGTAGAGCCAACACCAAGACCTAGCATAACCCAAACACCAACAC